CTTTTAGTATCAAAGTATTCAATTTTGTAATTCTTGGGAACAGTCAGTCCTTTACGAACTACAATCTCACCTCTGTCATTTTTAAGTTCTCTTGTTTCATAGTGATGAATATTGTTTGACTTTTCAATATCTCCATACTTTTTAATTAAGAAGTCATTGAATGCTGCTTGACTTAAAGGCCACTCTGTTTGAATGTTCATTATATTATTAGAAAGAAGCACTAACCAATCAAAGGATTCATCGCCATAGATTTCAAAGGCAATATTATCTGGACGATCATCGCCAGTGATTTTATATTGACTAAAGTATGCTAAGTTCTCTAAGATATCTTGACGAATTTTGACTCTCTTGAAAAGGTTTTTTACAACCTGATAGTCGCCAATACTTTTGCCATCAGAGTCTCTGTTGACGTAATCAAACTCTGGAACTTGTCTGAAGTAACTTGCCATTTTAGAAACCTATTTCTGAATCACTTTGTAAAATTGCATCACCTAATTCTGGAGCTAATAAGAAATCTTGTCCTGCAAGATAATCATCTTCGGTAATTGGTTCAAGTTCTGTGAACTGCATAGTAATTTTGTATGATGTCATTGTTCTCTCTGCATCATCAAAAGTCATATACGTTCCGTCAGGGGTATATTCAGTATTTATTGCTGTCAATGCACAATCTTTTATTCTTCCTAACGATGGATGTATTCTGCCTTCACCAGTCAAGTAATTGATTCTAAACATATTGGGCGACACAATAAAGAGTGATGTATCAGATCTCTTTACTGACATCCCTTGTTTAAAAAATCTAATTATCTTTTTAATCTGTGTCGCTTCAGTTCTGCTTCTTGCAGACATTGTAAAAATAAAATTAAAACTTCTAAGTTGTGGTGCCTGAAGTATTAATTCTAAGTTGGGATTAAGAATAGCACCAGTTGTTCTTGGGACAAGTCCCTGAGCACCTACTGCTGTTTGTGCTAAAAATAATCTTAATGCGCCAATGGTAGCTTGTGCATCATCTGATCTAATGGCTGCTTGTATATCCTCAGCATCACCTTTTAATACATCAATTAAATTTTGAATTGCTGCCTGAGGATTTAAAGAAACTGCTGCCAAAGCTCCCCGTACAGGATCAAGTGTTGAACCATTATATCCAACTGTATTATTATCTGTAATACCACCTTGGATCGGAAGTGTAACAGAACCTTCTATATTAGTTCTTGTTTTTTGTCCAATAACGAATGGATTTGAACTGTTTAAATCAAATCCAATTCGCGATCCAGATTGATAGAACATTGTGAATCTAATTCTATCTTGTTTAGATGTTGTAATATCTTCTGGATAGAAAAGATTTTCATACACTTTTCGTCTTCTTCCCTCTACCTTTATCTCATCAATTGCATAATTAGTTGCTATTTCAGTTGTTTCGGGTTCAGGACTAACTGCAACATTATCTTTAGTGCTATAGTGTGGTGCCCAAAATGATGGTTTACTGCCTTGCTGATCCTCTGTAAATTGTGATGTCAATGCACCTATAGATCTGTCATTTAACACACTTGTTAAAGAGTTACTCCCTGTATCTGCTAATACTCTTCTAACATCTAAGTCAGCATATATTGTATCAGTTCCAGCATTTCTAATGGTGATATAATATTGTCCGTCTCTTTCATTAGAAAGTTCTGCAGCTAATCCACCTTCTGATTGATAGGATTCATATGTCGTATCAGAAATCGACATTTTAATTTCAGTATTCGTCGGCTTCGAGTTTTCATATGTTGTTATGGTGTAGAAATTTTTATCATTACTACCCACTTTAATATTAGTTGTTAACTCGCTTGTCGCTTCTTGTGCAGACATTATAGTCAGAACTTTTTTCTATTTATCAGAGGTTAGTAAGATAATATGCGTAAGGTATGTCAAGAAGAGATTGAATCTCACTTTGTCTTACAAGATGTAATTGTCCAGGTACTTCTTGCCATGTATAATTTCTAATCTTATCCCAGTGAAAATTAACTCCTCTGAATCCCCATCGAAACACATCAGTTACACCAACCATGGGATGTTGATCATATTGAATACCAGGAGTTTTTGCATTGTAAATGAAGGTATAAGTTTCACCTACGTCAGGAATAATAACCGTTTCATTTAATATACTCATGATTTCAACCATCATGTCTTCAGGATCACCCAAATCTCTGATTGAATCTTTGGCAAACTCTAGTCTATTATTACCAACTTGCTCTATAAACTGAAAATCATCTTCCATAAGTTCTGATACCTAATTCGTCTTCGGTGATGATTTTGAATTCGATTCTTCTGTCTGCACACCATTCACGGGCTGCTTTCCACTTTGCCTGATTTACAGCATAGGTTGTGCTTTCTCTAATCAAAGTTTTGCGTTGCTTTTTACCAATGGTGGGTGGAGCAGTTTCTCTTTTAGGTTTTACTTCAATGACATAAGTCTTCACTTCTCCACTACTTTCTCTCACTTTGATGATAAAATCTGGAAAGTAACGATGAACTCTTCTATCGATTGGTGAAATGTACGGGATAAAAAATTCTTCACTTCCCCACTCAAGAATGGCATCAGTCTTATCACACCAGACGCAGAAACTTCTTTCCCAGTTACTGCGGCATATTATGTTGTTGACATTACCCTTGTACTTCTGTGGATTAGAGGGACGGTAAATACTTTTCTTGCTAACTCCCATACATAATATATACGGTAAAAACTATTTAGATGGCAACGCCAAAACCAAGAGCAAGGAATGTTGCTGATTTAAAGGCAAACATCTTGAGGCCTTCTCTTACTTCAACATATGAATGTCATTTTAACCCACCTCCCGCTGTTCGTTCTTGGATGAATGGAAGGAGAGGATTTGATATTGGTAGTGGTTACAATTATACTGTAGATGAAAAAGTTACCCTTGCTTGCAGAGAAGCAGCACTTCCTGGAAGTTCATTAGCAACTCATACTCTTGATAATGATCACACAGGTGTAACTGAGAGGCACGCTTATAGAAGACAGTATGATACAACTTCATCATTCACTTTTTACGTAGATGAAAAGTATGATATAATTCACTTCTTTGAGAACTGGATTTCTTTTATCGTAAATGAGGATGGATCAGGTGATGCGAGAGATAATTACAATTATAGAGTAAACTTTCCTAATGAATATAAGAGTGAAATCTTTATTAGAAAATTTGAAAGAGATTATAAAGGAAGAGATTTACAATATAAATTTGTGAATGCATATCCTATTTCAATCAATCAGATGCCTGTCAGTTATGACGCATCACAATTACTTCTCTGCACTGTAAACTTTAATTTCTCACGTTACATTGTTAGCGGAGAGCGATAAATACTCACACTGAATAACATATCATGCCTTTACCAAAAATTTCAACACCAACTTACGAGTTGGAGTTGCCTTCGACTGGAAAAACAATCAAGTTTCGTCCTTTCCTTGTTAAAGAAGAAAAGTTATTAGTTCTTGCACTTGAGAGCGACGACTCAAAAGAAATCACCAATGCTATCAAAGCAGTCCTTAAGGATTGTATTCAGACTCGCGGTGTCAAAGTTGATACACTTCCTACGTTTGATATTGAATATCTGTTTCTCAATATTCGTGGTAAGTCTGTTGGTGAAGACATTGAGGTAAGTGTTCTTTGTCCTGATGATGGAGAGACTTATGCTGAAGTGCAGATTAGTATTGATGATATCAAGGTAACTAGAGATAAGAATCACTCTACTCAAATTAAAATTGATGATAACTTGATGATGGAGATGAAGTATCCATCACTTGATCAGTTTGTGAAGAGCAATTTTGAATTCTCAAATGATAATCAAGTTGATCAGTCGTTTGAATTGATTGCATCTTGTATTGATAAGGTATATTCTGCAGACGAAGCGTGGACAACTGATGACTTTACAAAGAAAGAAGTCATGGAATTTTTAGAGCAGATGAACTCCGCTCAGTTTAAAGAGATTGAATCTTTCTTTTCCACGATGCCTAAACTGTCTCACGAAGTTCAGGTAGTCAATCCCAAAACTAAAAAGAAGAGTAAGGTTACTCTGGAGGGACTGGCAAGTTTTTTCGCGTAGCACTCTCCCATATGAATTTGGAGAGTTACTATAAGTTAAATTTTT